GCCGACGAAGTAGTTGGTGCCGTAGGCGTGAACCAGGCTGTACGGGGCGTAGACCCCCGCACCCCTTCGGTCCTGTGGCCAGCTGACCGGAGCGATGGCCACTCCGGTCTTTCTCCCGATATGGAACATGGTCTTCTTGTACACGAACATGATGCCGCCGACGACACCCAGGCCAGTAATTGGCTCCTGCGTGTCCAGGAACGCCTTCCACCCGGCACTCGAAGCGGTGAAGTCCGTCGGGGTGCTGATGGCACTCCACCTCACGAACCAGGGGTTACGAGAGCCGCTGACCGTCATGTCGGCCAGCCACAGGCGCTCGTCGTACGAAACCATGTACCGGGCCTTCTGTGCGTACGTCGCGTTGAGCTCCACGGCAACGTCCGTGGCCGGGTCCCAGTACTGGACGTTGATGTTGCCGTTGCCGAAGCACAGCTTCCCGTTGACGATGCACCAGGCCCACCGCTCTCCGGTGGGGACTGAGTACACCTTGCGAACGATGTAGGTAGCGCCGGTGGCCCCGAAAGACCCCGTGGTCCCAGGGTACCCGCCAGTCAGCGTGAGGATGGTGCCCGTGCCGTCGATACCGGCTACCGTGGCCCAGTTGGTTTCGCTCGACTCGTCGAGAGGGTCCGCGTGGTCCTGGTCCAGGATGAACTGGTCCCCAGCCCCGATGCCCGAGGCGGACCATGCGCCAGTCTCTCCGGTAACTATTTTATACGGGCCCGTCCCAGAGCGAGTTACACTACGGACCAGGCCAGCCGTGAACTGCTCGGTCAGATAGCTCCAGGCCCCCGTGGGAGAGTCTTGGACCTTGATGAGGTCGGTCTCTGTCAGAAGAAGCGTTATGTTGCCGCCCGCGTTGTTCCTGAGTAGTGGGATGGCCAGAATCTTCTGCGTGGCCGGTAGCGTGAGTATGGTGGCGTGGTCCCACCTGGACACGATACGGGTGGACGACACGTCCACGTTCTTGGACGGCCACTGGGCGGCCATGTCTGGGGCGTTCAGCTGGGCGTGGTTCAGCTCCAGCATGTGCCCCAGGGGTTTGACGGCGAAGAGTCTGTCGGGCATTGGTCTTACCTGTTATACCGGAGGTACTGCCCGTCTACCTCGAAGTGCTCGCTCCTGTCCGATTCCTCCCTGGAGTAGACGTTGATGAGGCCGGTCACGATGTCGATGTACTCTTCCTTGTCTGGCTTGGCCCGGTCGTGTTCACCAATCCAAACGTGGCCCTTGTACGATGCCAGGGCGATGATAGCGGGGTCCCACTCGGCGCCGATGAGTGTGGTCTGAACGCCGTCGAGGCTGGCCGCTACCTTGCGGTACCACACTTCGACGCTGTATACGCCAGCAGGGGTGGGGTGCAGGTAAATGCGGGAGCCGTCGCGGGTCCATTTGGTCGGGGGGCCCTCGGCGGTGGTGTCGGCTCGGTCTGTCTGGGAGACGTACCAGGGCACGGGCATCCAGTCAAGTTTGTGCCCAGCGGTCTTGTCGTAGACGTATCGAATCCTGAGCGTGTCGCTTGGGGCGTTTATGTACGGCACTCCGTCGGCCGTAGCCAGGACAGGGTCCGTGACCGTGTGCATCTGCGGAAAGTAGAAAGACTTCTCCAGGATTGGAAGTCTGTGGCTGGACGTTAACTGCTTGTACGCCTGGTTTATCAGGAGTCCGTGATAGTCAACTCCGCCGATGCTGTCAAGCTGGGTCTTCGTGCCCAACCTGAGCTTGAGTATAGCCTTGAGGCTGTCGAATCCAAGGGCGCCCATGTCGTTACTCCTTTACGGAAAACGACGCCAGAATCTCCTCGCTACGAAATATCCTCAGCAGGTCCTCAGGCCACACCCGGCCATAGATGGTCTTGTCAAGAAGGTGGAGTCGCGTTCCGCCGTGCCAGGATACGATGACTCGGTCGCCGACCTTAAACCGAGAGGCTGTCTCGATGTCGTCGCCAACGGCCTTGACAGTGGCAAACCTGGTACGCTCGGAGTGCTCCTCCGCGTTAGAGATACGAAACACCTTACCCGTGGTGGGGTCTTTGTAGACCGTGTATTCCGCGAGTTCGTCAAGAATGACGACGATTCTGTCGCCGTACACCCGAAGGTCGAGGTCTTCGACCTTGTCATCGCCCGGGGCTTTGCCCAGAGCGGCTTCGATTTTTTCTAATGCCATGGTTCTCTCCTCTGACGTTACGTAGTCGGGGTTTCGCGGTCTCCCTCGTCAATAGTGAACTGGGCCTCTTGACGGGTCCGCTTGTCCCACTTGTAATGATAGTGGAAGTGACAATACCTTTTGCCGTCCTTGAGGGAGGTATCGCCCTCTCTGTATAGCCTTCCGCTCCTAGAGAGGAGCCCTTGGGTCTCAGGGTCACACGCCATGAAGGCGGCGCCACTGACGGAGCCATTTATGGCCTCACCCGCCGTGAAACACAGCTGAGTACCTATGTCGTACCCGGTGGGGGACAAGAGGAGAACGTCTCCAGCGGCAGTCCCGGCCGCGTACGAACCGGAGTATAGGTGGACCCGGTCTACAATTCCAGTGCAACCTGACCCGGCTCCAGTTAGAGTCTCGCCCAACTGAGGCTCCGAGGTGGCGCTGGTGAAGAGGAGCCGAACGAACAGCCTGGCGGGGCCGCAAGCGGCACACTCGTACCACTTCTCGCCCTTGTTACGCTGGAAGTCGTTCGACGGAGAGCTGTTCAAGGTTTCCTCTTAGACGAACAGGAGGAGCTTGGCGTTGGCCGACAGGGCCGTCAGCGCCAGCGACTCGAACCGGAGACCGGGGTCCCCGTACGAGCGTCCCTCGCCCTTGAGCGTGGTAACCTGGGACTTCGAGCCCAGGGCAAGATACTGAGAGTACTTCCTGAACGAGTAGGCCTTCAGGGCCTCGTTGGTCCACCCAGCCTGTGAGCAGACCACAACCGTGTTATTGCCGCCGGTGGTGATTAGCTGGAAGCCCTTGTTGGCCGCGAGCCCCGAGGACTCGTAAATCTCGAACAGGTCGCCAGCGGCGAACGTGCTCGGAAGGGCAGTGCCGCCGTCGTTGTTCGTGAACGTCGTCCCAAGGGTGATAGTGGCGCTGGCCGCCTTGTTGGACAAGAGGGGCGCCGACAGGTCGTATGCACTCAGGGTGAACGCGTCCCCGGCGGCCGAGGGAATGAACTCCCAGGCCTTGATGTACACCGGGCCGGTCTTGATGATGCCGATAGTATCGAGGATAAGAACACCAGGATTCGTCAGAATGTTAGACATTTACTTTTCCTTTTCTCCCGGCCTGTGAAAGGTGGGCGTCCACCCGGCTCCCTTGAAAGCGATGCTGGGTGCGGAGACGACCCTCTCAAGCAGACTCCTGTCGTTCGGGCAGGAGTGGGGCCCGGTGCCGTCGGGGACATCCTCAAGGACGTACCCGCAGACCGGGCATTTGTAATCTCTGTATGCCATACCTAGCCTCTAGCTCAGAGAAAAACGGGAGGAGCCCCGGCTCCCCCTAGGAGAGTAAGTATTCTGTGGCAGTTCGCACAAACCGTCTGGAGGTTCTCCTTCCGGTTGTCCTTATGGTCGCCGTTCAGGTGATGAACGTCGAGCTGTACCGTGTTTATGGGAACAAACCCACAAACCTCACACGTCAGGCCCTTCTCGCGTCGGTACTTTTTCTTCCGACACTGAGGGCATGTCGCCTTGGACGTGTCCCTTATGGGGCCGCCGCAGAAACGACATCGTGTTGCCATATTACTCCACTAGGGGGAGCAAGGGCTCCCCCCGCAGGTTAATTGCTCCCAGAGCTTACGCTCCGGTGTCCCCCGTGGGACCAGTAGGACCGGTTTCACCCGTCTGTCCGGTAGGACCGGTTTCACCCGTCGGTCCGGTCGGACCCGTCGGACCCGTAGGTCCAGTAGGACCTGTCGAGCCAGCGGGGCCGGTGTCACCAGTGCCGGGTCCAGTCTCGCCCGTCGGGCCGGTAGGACCGGTTTCACCCGTGGGTCCGGTAGGACCAGTCTCGCCAGTAGCGCCCGTAGCGCCCGTCGGACCAGTCGGTCCGGTGGGGCCGGTAGCGCCAGTGGCTCCATCAGCACCAGTCTCGCCAGTGGGTCCAGTAGGACCGGTAGGACCGGTAGGACCAACGACCGAAGAGGCGGCGCCCGTAGGACCAGTGGGGCCCGTGGGACCAGTCGCACCGGCCACGCCGGTAGGACCAGTTGCACCGCCCGCGCCGGAACTAATGGAAGTCCCGGCCGTGGTGCCGAAGGGACCCGTGCCATCCGAGTAGCGCCACACCGGGGGCGTGGCATCGGACAGGAACACGTGTCTGCCCTGGGTCACAGCGAAAACAAGCTTGGCGTTGCCCATGAGAGAGCTCCTTACGCCTTGCCGACGTACACGAGACGAGGGTCAGTGAATCCGTAAATGAAGTACTGGTGAGAGGTGACCTCGGTATCCCGCGAGCGGTCGGGGGCATCCTTGGTCTCCAGGTCGGGCTCGACAGCCGTGTAGACCCGGGGTCCGAACATCTTGTCGGACTGGTCGCCAAGAACAAACCAGGCGGTGCTTGAGGTGAGGCGGTGGTTGATAACCGTCTTGAGGTCGAACTCGGGGAAGATGTTCTTGGTGTTGCTCAGCTCACCGGAGACGTTCGTGGACTTAAGAATCTGAGCGGCGGTGAACCGGAGATTCTTATTGATGAGAAGGGTCTTGGGAACGCGAACCATGATGTTGCCCTTGTCATCGTAGATGGTGTCGAAGTACAGGAGAGCGGACTCCAGGGCGGCGTTGGACAGGGCCGCGTTGCCGTAGTTGGAGTAGGTCTGCGAAGACAGCGTGGTGTGCGTGGCGTGGGCCAGGCACAGCGTGTCGAACCCGGCGGCATAGGTCGTGGCCGTGGGGTAGTTATAGACCTTCATAACTTCGATGTCCTTGCCCTCAAGCATGGTCTTCTTGAGAGACTCGGTCAGCATCTTCATAATGCCGATTTTGTTGAACCGCTTCATGCGGTCCGTGATACGGAAGCCATTCCCGTACCGGGCCAGCGTGAACTCCTTAACGCCACCGAAGGCGGGCTCTTCGAGCATGATGCCCTGGCCCTCGACAACCTTCCGCATGGCGCCAAGACCCGCAACCCGCATGACTCTCTCGTAGTCGTCCTTGAGAGTCAGGGCGCGGAAAAGGCCCTTCCACTCGACAAGCGCCTTGCCGTCGGTGGAGTTGAAGTGTTCCGTGACGAGTGTTTTGAAAACGTCACGGTTGGCGGACGTATCCCACCTGGTAGTAACGATACCGGCTGAACCGTAGGTAGCCATAGTGCTTTACCTTCCTTTACTCAATCAGCGAGGCGATGACAGCGTTGAGGAACCTGCCAATCACCTTTCCGCCTGCGCCAGTCGTAGGACCGGACTGCGGGTCGAGCTGAACAATCTGGAACGCGGTGTCAGTCGTGTCCGCGATGTCGATGCTCATGTCACCAGTGCTGATGTTCAGACCAAAGGCGTCACCCTCGTAAGCCTGCAAGGTCGTTGCGTCAGCCTGGGCGACCCAGAGCTGGTCGGGACTAAGCTGATTCACCTGAATCATGTCCCCGGTAGCTCCGGAATCTTCCATGGCAACCCCGCCAATCCGCGTGTCGGCGGCGATGATAGTCACCGCTCCGCTCACGAGATAAACGAGGTCGCCCTTTTTGAAAGCCTGAGACGCGGCCTGAGGGTACTCCATCAGGTGCGTCGGGCCTTCGATGTAAGCGAAACCCATTGTAGCCAAATTGAACTCCTAAAGAGTCGCCATAGGTCTTTAGATGCCTATTTTCTGGTACTCGTCGTCGGGCAACTCGATAGCCGCCCCCTCGCTTTCGGCGAGTGTCTTGAACTCCTGCTTGTTCTGCCTGGACATCGCGTCGGCTCTGTCGGTGGCTTCCTTCCGAGCTTGCATGTGCTTCTCGAAAGGAACCTGCATGAGGATGCTGTCCTTCCACTGGTAGGTCCCATCGGCCTTCGGCGTCAGGGGTTCCGGCCAGTAGAGGTTGTCGCCAACGTTGACGGCCTCGGCATCCAGCTCGGCTTGCCACTCCTTGAACTCAAGGTAATCGTTTACCTTGTCCCACCGGTTCCACGACAGGACGTGCCGGGGGCGAATCGTGAGGTCACTGTAGTCGCTGTTCTTGACGTAGACTTTCTTGGAAAAGTAGTATCTGCCCTTGAGGGGCTGGGACTTCTCATGGTCCCACACGGAGCGCGTAAGGTCGACGAATTTGAAGTCAGAAAGTGTAGCCATGTGTTAGACTCCTTCCGCTTCCAAACGCTTCTCGTGCACCTTGGAGAACTCTTGTTCGTCTGTTCCCCATAGCCTTACCAGCTCTCTCTGCTCGGGCGTGAGTGAGCGTGGCGCCTTGGTGGTTTGACGACCGTTCGGAAGTTCAGTGTGGCCAGCGGGCATTGGGGTAGGTGCCACAGTCTTGTAGTACTTTGAAAAGTCCATTTCCCCTCTCTCGGAGCGGATTAGCTGGGCTACCCACTGCCAAGTCTTGGGTTCACGGATTTGGTCGGCGGAGATGAGCCGGTCGCGGAAAGAAGCCGCCACGTACTCAGAGACCTGGTGCTCCAGGCCATTGAACAAGGCGGGCGTTTCCACGAAGGCCTTCTGTCGGCCCTCAACAAAGTTCTTCTGTGCGGCACGAGCCTCAAAGACGACTCGCCTGGCGTCGTCCTGACGCCTGTCGAACTCTCTACCCGCCTGTGCTATCTTGGCCGCCGCTCTCACGGGGTCACGAATAAACTCTTCCTCAGTGACCACCGTAGTGGGGTCAAACTGGTCGGAAGAGGGCGCAGGGGGTTGGACCGCCCTCGGAACAGGGGCGTGAGCCGCCGGTTCCGGTGCGGACCCGGTCACCTCGCTTAGCGTCCTGAAGTACTGAGCGTCGTGGGCCGCAAGCCGGGCCATGTCGGCCTGTCTAGCGGTGCGCTCCTCAGACTCCTCAAGAAGCCGAGCGAGTTCCTCGGCGCTCCGTCCACCGTATTTGGACGCGCCGGGGGCTGGTGTGGCTGGTTCGGGTTGCGGCTCGGGGACAGGGGCCTCGGCGGGCGGAGCTACCGCCGCGTCAAGGATAGTGTCGGCCGAGTCAGCGTCACCGACTCCAGCGAGAGAAGGTGTGTCAACTGCCAATGTATCTCTCCTATCTTACTTGCTCTCAGTGTCGTGGGCACCTACCATGGTGTCGGGGAGACTGAGTGCCGTTCGGAAGGCGCCGATGGACCCCTGGGCTCTGGCAAGGTTCCACAGTCCCGCCTGGTCCTCGGGGACCGTGGACGACACCGTAGACACTGCCGCAAGCCTCAGGGCCGTAAGGCGCTTCCGATATTCCAACCAAAACGGATTGGTTGCCATTCGGTCATAGGCGGCCAGAAGTTCGGGGTTACTGGCCATTCATCACTCCTTGGGGCGGCCCGGGAGGGGCCGCTGGCCCGGGCGGGGGCATACCAGCGGGCTCGGCACCGGGTCCAACCGTTGGACCTTCGGCAGGTCCAGGCGGAACGGGGTTGCCATTTGCGTCCACTTGCTGGGGCGGAGCCATCTGGGCTTGTATGTCGGGGCTCATCATAATGTTCTTCTCGACGTCCACCACGTTGCGGAGGTCGGGGACCACTTCCTCGGGGCTCCGCTCGTCGAAGTCTTCCATGACGTCGTTCAGAATCTTGACGCCCATGTCGTTGACGGCGAGGATGAACTTCTTCATGTCGCTGGGGACGCCCTGGTTCGTGAAGGCCTCAACCATGGTCGCCAGCTTGGTCATGTAGTCGCTCAGTATCTGGTACTTAGCGATGTTCATTTCCCGGCGAACTTCCATGTTCATCTGCTCGGAGCTGACTTCCAGGTCGAGCTTGAGGATGTCGCGGATGTTCCCCAGGGGCATGATGACTTCCTGGTTAGCGCCCAGGTCGTCGACGTACTCGTACTTCGGCTTGTACTGAGCGAAGCACTCCAGGAACTTGTAGCCTATCTCCAGGAAGTCGGCCCTGATGGCGTCGGCCAGGTTCTTGAACTTCTTGTTGGCCTCTTCCAGGTTGGCGAGGGTCTCCTTGGCTACCGGCCGTTCCGCCGTCGAATTGCCGAGAACGTTCGGAGTAATTCCGACTGAACGGTCTCCGTAGGCAACCAGACGGTCCTCTTCCCTATCGAGACTGAAGTATACGTCGGGGAAGGTGATAACCCTAACAGCCGCTTCAAGGTCCTCATCCAGGACCCACGTTTTGCCCGGGGTGAGCTTGAAGTCATTGATACCGTAACCCCCACGCACGAGCGTGACGGGCAGGTTGATTTGTGCAAGCCTGTCGAGCCTAAGGTTATGAAGGGAGTCAATCTCTTCTTGAATAGGCTCCAGAATCTCCGCGATGCCCTCTCCGTCGTACGTAAACTCAATGGCGTTACCTCTTATGTCGCAGAATGGGCGGTAGCCGTAGAAGATGGGGTTGTAAATAGCATTGACGATAACGCCAGCCTGGTGGTTCCAGGTGACAACTATGTCGTCTTCCTCTCCGTCGTCGTCGACGTCGTAAGCAAGCCAGAGTTCATGGAACCTGGCGAGTTCGGTCGCTTCCGTGTCGGGCAGTACGGTGTCGATGCCGTGCGCCTCGTTCCGGTCCTTCTTGATGGCCTCGATAGGCGTATTCTCGGGCTGGACCTTCTTGACGGCCTCTGCCCGATAGATACCCTTCTTGGCCCTGAGCTTCACCTGCGGCATGCGGAGGTTGAACCCCATCCCGCAGATATACGCGTCGTCAATCTCAGTGGCGTCCGAGGACACGAAGAAGTCCTCGCGGGACACGGGGTACATGTTGGGGCCGTCGAACAGGCAGTACTTGTCCTTGATGAGCGGGTCCCCGCCCTTGGGACTCTGGTAGAGCTGGACCGTGGGGTCCTTCTTCTCGAACTCGTTGGCGTACCTGACGACAGTCTTGTACTTCGTCTCATGGGCGATACGGACGATACCGGTGCCGGTCTTGATGGCCTGGAGTATCGGGCTCCGCATCTTCTCTTTGAAGTGGACGACGTTCTTGAGGTAGTTGTCGAAGGCGGTCTCGACAGCGTTTATCTTGTCCTTGAGGACGTCGTCGACAACGCCCTTGGGCTTCATCAGGAAGACCCGGCGCTTGTTGGTCAGGGAGTCGAACACTCGGACGAAGATGGCGTCGACGTCTGACCTGGTGATGGGCGTGGCTACGTTAGCTACTCCGTCGGCCGGGAAAGCCTTGGCTTCCCTGGTCCCCTTGTAGTTGTTCTGCCACCGCCTCATCTTCTCTATTAATCTCTTCTGATTGCGTAGCTCCTGCTCGACGACAACAGTCAGGTGTGCGGACAGGTTGTCTTCGAGGGTCTTCCCGTTCTCCATCTTCCGAGCCAGGTCGATGGGTTGCCCACCGGTCCAGTCCAGAATTGTACCCTTAATCTCGGGGCGCTCCCCGGGGACGAGCTGTTCGATGCTTCCGGTGGGTCCGATGTCCATTAGTAAGACTCGATGTCGGGCTCTTTCCTGGCCCGGCGCTTCCGTTCGGCTTCCTGGTTGGCCTTGACTCTAGCCACGGCCTTGGCCCCGTCCTTGGCCGACTCGCCAACCTTGACGGTGGCCTTCTCTTTGAGGTACATCTTCTGAGGAAACGAGAGCTCGCCCTTCTTCAGGGGCTCGGGCTTCCCGTCGCCGCCGAAAACCTTGGCCATGTTGGAGTCCGAGTGGTCTCCGCCGGTCTTTTTCTTGTGCCAGGCCTCGTACTCGGGCCCCTCGGGCGCCTTGCCCCTCTGCTCGACGTACTCTCGCTTCTTATCCTGCATGTCAGTCCCTTTCTTTGGAAGAACTCGTGCGTAGGTCAAGGACCATGGACCCGTCTCCTCTCGGCTTCCCGAATAAGGACTCCACGTGCATGCCTGACCCACCCTCAAGAAGGGCTCCGATGCCCCGGCGGGCGACGACGAGGCGAGTTTTGGCGTTGATGTCGCGTTCGTACTCAGCTCTTATCTGCTCTGGCGTGCTCATTCGTGTGCAACTCCCTCTATTTCCAATTATAGCACGGATTTACGGCTTGTCAAGGGCTTTCTCGCCCTTTTTTCGACTTTTAATTGACGTCGCCGTCGTTTTCGGCCTCGACGAGGGCCTTTTTGATGCCCTTGACCTTGAAAGTGTCGTACAGGAAGGCCCCGCCGACAGCCATGGCCAGGTAAGCACCCACAACGGGGATGCTCAGTATGGCGGCGGCCGCCAGGAAGCCCGCGATGAGCGTTCCGCCCATGACTTTCATGGACGTCGCATTGGCCAGGAACCGGTCGTACTTGGGAAGAGCCTTGACGTACGCCGGGAAGTCGTCCACGTTGCTCAGGTCGTTAACCTCCCCGCTGTGGAAGATGGCTCCACCCCACAGAAGGACCGTCCCGATGAGATA